TACTGCAAAGATACTAATTTTTACGGATAGCTTTTCATAACTTCCGACTCAATAGCAAACAATTCAGTAGCTGTTGTGCTTGTGTTTGTAACAGTAAATATACAATAGTGTCCAAGTAAACCGTGAGACTCTGCCTCTGCATTTTTGATAAATAATATGTAAGCATCATTAATTGTTATAGGTGAAGAGCCTGTAACTGATGTTGATATAGTTATTCTATTTATATTGTTAGGTAAATCTACTTGTATATTTGTCACTACACCCGCTAAACTTATTGTGGTATAAGAAGGCACAGAGAAGTATAGATAATCTCCTATGCTAATTATACTACCTATTGAAACAAGTGGATTGATAGAAAAGTTTAAAGTACCTGTTGTTCCGTTAACCGAATAACTACTAGACTTTCCTATACCATTAGCTGATCTCATTGCATATTGTCCTTGCAGCGCAGGCACTTCCCCTGTTTGTCTTAGGTAAGCAAAATACGCTCCTTCTTTTTTTACAAACCAATCGTTATCAATGAATCCATTTTGCTGTATATCCGTTTCCGCTACGGCTTGCCAAGCTGTGTCAGATTCTAGGTTAATAGTTTTAAATATTTTGTTTTCAAGTGGCGACTCATTAAACACACTTGTTATTTGTGAATTATATTGTGTGCCATAATAATTATTTCTTGTTTCATTTATATTGTGTTGAAATAAATTACCTCCATTGAATGAATAAAAGTAATTATTCATTCCTAACATTATCTCGGGTATATAAGAATAAAACGATGGCCATCCTTTTGAAGATTGACTATATGTTAATGTATACTCTGTGTCAACAGGAGATGGTATTGGAGGAACAATACTAGTAGGAGCAGGCGTTGCTGTTGGAACTGGAGAAGGACTAGGTGTTGGAGAGCTACAAACACTGCTATTGTAATATAAATTATAACCACCACCCATATAACCATGGTATAAACAAGCATAACTAAGTACTCCAAAATCTCCTATAACTGTTATTGTGACATCACCATAAAAATAATCATACGTGTTGCCGTCAGGTGCTGTTCCTGTCCCTGCATTTGTAGTCCCCGTGTAAGTTAGTTCTGCGGTTTTACCTGTATTTAATATAGCTATAGGATGATTAGATGGAACGTTCTTTAAAACATAAGTTCCTAATTGAACCCCATAACTTCCATAATTAGAACCAAAAACATATTTATTAAATCCTTGAATTAGTTGTATTGTAGTTTCATTTTCTCCACCTAAACAATAATCTGGCACTAAAGGCGAAGGAACAACCGCTGGCACTGGCGCTACAGGCGTAGGCGAAGGACCAGGGACTGGTGCTGGAGTTGGTGTACAAGAAGGACTCGAAGGAACTTTAGTACAACAAGCTGCGCAATCAGCGTATGCTGATAAAATATCATTGCTGTTAGTAGGTCCTCCTGCCTCAACCTCATAACACAATCCGTCTCCACCAATATTATAAACAGAAAGCAGGGTGTTTCCTACATTAGAATCTGTTGTCCTAAATGTAGTAATATTGCTTCCGTCACATGCGGTAGCAGACCAATAGTAATATACTGGAGTTGGTCCAGGCGCTACAGGAGTAGGTATAACTGGAACTGGGCTAGGCCCAGGTGTAGGTATTGGAGCGGGAGTAGGTGTAGGTACAGGAGTAGGGTCAACATAACCACAGTTAGTTGAACAAGAAGCTCCTGATGTATTATAAGAACCTGATATAGAGGTTACTACTATATTAGCAGGAACTTCTAAACATACTTGCTGTGTATCCTCTTCAGGAATTGTAACAGATGTTTTAGTTCCGTCACAACAATTAATTGTAAAAGTACACTCGCCTCCTACCGCCCCTATGGGACAGACTATATCATACGTTACACAAGCCATATATTATTAATAATATACAAAAATACGAATTTAATTACTAAGGTTTTAAATTCTTAATCTCTACGGAATCCAGATACTTGCATAGTAAATTTATCTTTTTGACCAGCATTACAAGAAAGGTGTAGTACAGAGCTATCCCATAGTAAACCATCTCCTGCTTTCCAGTCCACAGAGGTAGTCCACTTTTTATTGTTATGAATATCTTGATATTGAATCATGTGACCAATCTTCCAATCTTCTAAGTAAAGGTTTAGTCTTACTTTTGTACGTTTATCATCTGGATAAAGTTTTTTAAATTTAAAAAATGTATCTCTATGCAATGTTACAACGTTTCCTGGTGGCTGCATAATAGTAGACACGGTTTTAATATCCATGTTTAATTTATCTTCCCAGCCATCAAATATAGGGTCTTTAATGTCATACCAAAGTTGTTGTATAACTGTATTGTTTTCATCATAAGAATAACCATTACCATATTCATTGTATAAATCATTTTGTTCTTCCCTTTGATAAGATATACATGAACCTTTATGAAAGTTATAGTCTTGTTTTTCAGCAAGAAAGTATGAATAATCGAAGTCTAATTTTATTTTTTCTAATATCATATTTGATTTTTAATTAAATTAACCCAGCTCTCAGATGTGTTTATAGTTTTACAATTTTTAAAAGCTAAAGTAAAATCCACTTCAAAGTTAGTGATTTTTAAATCATCTATTATAAGTGGTCTAAATTTTTCTTCACTTCCTTTTAAATTATTAGCATAACAATGAAATAGTTTTGGTCTACGAGTAACAAACATTTTGTAACCAAAAAGATGTGCTGCTAAAGAAATTATTTCTTGGTCAGCAAAAGGGTCAACATATAAATCAAAAGTAGATTTTTCTATAAAAGATTTAGGCATAAAAGTATTCGCTCCAGAAGCCACATAAGTTTGAATGTAATCAGTATAAAAAGGTTCTGACTCGGAAAGTATTTTGTGGTTCGGCGTAATATGTTTTGGTTTTACTGCATTATTAGATGGATACATTTTATAATCATCATATAAATCTCCTATTTTATATTGAGGTGGAAACCCTGTTAAAATTACTTTTTCATCAAACTGATTATAATCTTCTATATACATTACATCCCAGTCTTGTATAAAACGAGTATGACTATCTATTTGTAAAACATAATCTTGTCCATCATATAATTTTTTATTAATATAATTTCTTGAATATCCTGTGCCTTTAGATTTTTTAAAATGTATATAATCATATTTTAAATTATGTATTTTATCAAGGCTACTATTGTGCGTCTCGTCCTGTTCATGAATACCAAAGTAAATTCTATCAGGATACTTTGCTCTGTTAATGCAATCAGTAATAGAAGGTAGTAACTCAGGGTCTCTATAACTTGCTATGTTTAAAAAAATAGTTTTCATAAAACTACCAAATCATCTAAGCCTGTATTATCTAACATCCATTTAGCTTCCTCCATTGTATTAAGTATAGGCTTACCCTGTTTATTAAATGAAGTATTTAAAATAATTGGATCAACCCCTTTGTTAGCAAGCTCAGTTAAAACCATATACAAGTATGGATTAGAAGTTTGCGTGATTGTTTGAAGACGAGCGGTATTATCATAATGAATTATAGAGTCTATAGATTCAGAGTTATTTATTACCTCCGCATTATGAGCCATCCACATAGTGTTGTTTTTTGAATTAAACCACCTATACTTATCCTCTTCTCTACACATGGGTGAAAAAGGCCTGTAAGGTTCTCTAAATTTTACACGTGAATTTATTTTATCTTTCATTCCTTTTTTTGGCAAACATAAAATAGAGCGATTACCTAAAGCCCTAGCTCCGTGCTCTGAGTTTCCTTGCACCAATCCAATAATTTTTTCCTCAATAAGTTTATTAGCAAATTCTATAGGGTCTAATTGATTATACTTATCATCATTCCAAGTCATTCCTATATACATACTATTCACAACTTCGTTTGGTTTTAAAATATGAAGCAAACAACCTAAAGCAATACCTCTATCATCAGGGTTTGGAGATACAAATGCTTTGTGTTTTGAATTATTGATTATATTCATTGCGCCACCTCCTGAAAAAATTAAAGGCAAATTGTTTTTATATCCATTTATAATGCTACTAAACACTTGTTCAAAAACAAATTGAGAAGTTGCTGCTATGTTGGCGGGGTCGCCTTCTATATTTAAAGCCTGGTATCTCTCATGAGCTATGTTAACATTATCTATACTTTGTCCTAGATAATAACTAAAAAATTTTGGTACTAAACCATAGTCAACCTTTCCCAAACCAGCAAGCCCCATAATTTTCCCTGCATATACTAAGTTTCCCCACCACCAATTATCTTCTGTTTTTATTGGCTCTAAATAATGAGCAACTGCTGCATAAGGAACACATAAATCTATACCTACATTATTTATAAGAACAGGGTCTTTACCTTTTTCTGCTTCATATATTTTAAAAAACCCCTCTTCACTTCCTCCGTCAAAACTAACAACTAAAGCTCTATCAAAGGTAGATTGGTATAAACCATTTGCGCAATGTGCGGTATGATGAGGAACGTACTGGTAGTTTTTAGCACTAATGTTTTTATGCAAATTATTATCGCAATTATAAGCAACGGTATTATAGGTTACAGCTCCGTATTTATTTTTAAAATAATTTAAAATATCCCGCAGAACTTCTTCTGGATTTGATATAGGAAAATGATATGCAAAGGCTGCATTTTTTATACCAACCCACCTCTCAAGCTCTACAACTTCTTTAATTTCGTCGTTGACGCTTATAGCTACCGCCGAGTTGTGACTTCCAAATAAACCTAAGTTATATTCCATAGATTTTTTGCTTTGTCATACAACTCTCTTGATTCATATTTACCATAAAGCCTTCTATATAAAGTAATTCCGCCATCTGGAGATTCATATATATATACAATATTTTTTTCTTTAATATTCATTTACAAAACAATTTTCCCAGCTATATTTTTCTTTGCCAGTAAAAGTGTAATTTAATAAATTTTTACTACAGTTTTTTTTGTTATTGTAATGCCTTAAAATGTTAATGTAATCAGTAAAAGTAGAGTACCTACTTCCATAAAATAATCTTGCATTCGCACACATTAACGTATCTATTGCTATAGAAGAGACCATATCAGTTTCCATAAAATCATTTAAGTAATAACATTCATATCCATTTAAACACTCAAAGTATTTTCTATCCTGTTCATCTGTAGCGATAAATAAAGGATACGATGTGTCTAAATATCTATCTACCATTGATCTTAAATTACCAAACAATTCTGTTGTACTGTGAGTTCTTGTCTGATGAAAGTCTCCACTTCTTACGTGAATAGCATTATATGGTTTAGCTATTAAATTCATTTCAAACTTATCTCTAATTTTTAATCCATATTTCAAACTGTGTTTAATTCTCATCCTATGTTCATCGGAAATTCCTGTTATCAAATGATACCAATGGCCAAACAAATTTCTAGGAAAATGAATAAATTTATTATTTAAATTAAACTCACTTACATCAATAGGCTTTTTATAAGTGTCTGGATTTACACCCCAGTTGGGATGATTTCCTTCAGGTAAACATTTAATATCCTTGCAAATATTTTCAAAATATTGTATGTCAGATTCATATTTTTGATAAGCTGGTATATCTTTATAGTCTACACAATCAAAATGTTTAACAAATAATTCTTTGTCAAACAATTCCCAGAAATCAAAAAAACTATCTTTAAGCTGATGTTCACTTAAAAACAAACAGTATATTTTTGGCGGTAAAATTATAGTTCGATTTGTGCATATTGCAATTGCAACCACCATTTCATAAGTCATTCTAATATTATTTAGACCACCCCACCACGTATCAAATGAAATATATTTTTTCAACTACTATACAAATTTGTAGTGTACATAAAAATTTCTAAAAAATGTTCCTCCAAAAGGCTCAAGTCTTCCGTGTTCACAAATTGCAGATTCATACAGTATCATATCTCCTGGTTGAGCATACACTTTATACCACTCTCCATCGTGCCCTTGAATATCTAAAGGCCAATCATCTGCTTCAGGTTTATTAGAACATCCACAAGCTAAATCTTTATCCACAATAATTATAGAGCTTATATGATGTGTTTCTACCCTATCAACATGAGGAGTTAATGTCGAACCTTTTTTGTAAGAACGTATTCCATACACAAATGAAGGCTCTATTAATGGTTCTTTCATAGCATTATGCATTTCATTAGCAATCCAATCTCTATGTACAGGTAGGAGCTGCTCGTGTATTAGAGTCCTAATGGAAGGTACGTGGTCAAATGAAAGAAGTTCGCTTTCTCCACCTTGTATGATGTTTTCTTTCCCAGGAAAGTTTTCAGGAGTTACCTTGTCTTTTAGTATTTCATAAGCGTCTTTAATTATATTCCAAGTTTGCTCAGGACACTTAATTACTTCAAAACCATTCTTTGTAAATTTAGGTATTTGATCTTTATGTGTATATGTTTTATTTACAGGTGTTTCAATTTTTTTTGGTTGTAATGAATCTTGATAAAGTTTTTCATCACCTGCTCCATCCCAATCATTTTCTCTCCACCATGCAGTAATAATATATTTTTTACCCTCTTCTATTGCTACACCTTCGTGCATATATTCTTCTAAAACTTTTCCATCTTTCATATTTTCCCACATAACTGCCTTGCCTGTCTCTGGATTAACTACCATATTTTGATTTGGAAAGTTTGTTCCCCCTCCTTTGAAACCATCGTTTAAATAAATCATAAATGTGTGTGTTCTATTCCCTGAAGCTAAACAATGTTTTTGATATGCGTCACCTGCAAAAAAATCATTATGAGGTTTAAAATACTGACCTACTTCGTAAAGCTGGCCTTGCATAGCTTCACCTTTTTTAATGTCTAAATTTAATATACCTGCAATACGCTTATGAATATTATTCACAGTTTCATTGGAGGTGCTTAAATTACAAGTACTTGAAGTTCTATAGTCAGATATAGCTGTTCTATCTGTACCGCCTTCTACTACTGAAGATCGAGTATGATTAGCGTCAATCATTTGAATTAATTCTTGACACTCTTTGGGAGTCAAAAAGTTTTTATACTGCTGCATTTGATTTAATTTAATTCTAATAAAGTTATTAATTATAATTGAATATAAAAAACACTAAGGACAATTCGTTGTGGTACAGTTACTTGTAAATGCAGAACCATTCCAGTATCTATAATTACTTCCGTCGTTATAATAACCTGGTAACGCTGCTCTGTTACAATCACTTTGTCTATCTAAAGCAGTAGCCGTACAGAAATCGGTTGTGTTCATGTAGAATGTAGCATAATTAGCGCATAAGAAGTTTGTATCAGAAATAAATTCTAAACTTACACTATTACATGTTACTGCAGGCGCTGGTGTTGGAACTGGTGCTGGCGATGGAGAAGGAGCTCCTTGACAAGCTGTACAGTTTGCATAAATAGTGTATGTTGTATAGTCGTTGGTATTTTCTATTCCTGCATCGTCTTGATATTCATAACACGTTCCACTCACATCTAACACGTTAGCCACGCTGCCTAGGTTTGTTCCAAATGGAGCTCTTATATTAATTAAAACATCACCGCTACACTCTAAGTATCTAGCATACAAGTATGTTGGCGCACTTGGTGTAGGCGCAGGCGTAGGTATAGGCGCAGGCGTAGGTATAGGCGATGGTGTTGGAGTTGGCGCAGCAGGCGCTGGTGTAGGCGCTGTACAAGCTGCATCAGAACAACCACTTGGATATTGACTCAATACTGTTGCACTAAAGTCAGCGCTTGAACTTGGATTAGTATCATTAACATACCAACAATAAGTTCCATCCATATAGCCAGGTGCGTTTAATTTTAAAGCAAAGTTTAAAGGGTATCCTGTTTGTGTTAATTCAACATAGTATGTAGATCCACCTCCATCACATCTCCTCATCTCATATACCTGTGTTGCTTGAGGTGTCGGCACTGGCGCTGGAGTTGGTGCAGGAGGACAACCTGTTTCACTTGATATTAATTGAATATTTTGACAAGGCGATCCTTGGTCTGTAGGTACTCCTGGTGTTGAATTATAATAATAATATATATTATTACCTGCCCCACCAATATATCTTTGGTTAGCTCCAGGAGCACTTGAGAATGACTCGTAACATCCTGGACTTCCATCACAAGAAATTAGGAAATAAAATAACGGTGCGCTAGGAGTAGGTGTAACTGGCACTGGACTAGGACTAGGACCAGGTGTTGGACTAGGACCAGGTGTTGGAATAGGTACAGGCACAGGACTAGGTGTTGGACTAGGACTAGGACTAGGACCAGGTGTTGGGCTAGGACTAGGACCAGGTGTTGGGCTAGGTACAGGACTAGGACTAGGACCAGGTGTTGGGCTTGGCCCTGGTGTTGGGCTTGGAGTTGGACTAGGAGTCGGAATAGGACTAGGAGTCGGAATAGGACTAGGACTAGGACCAGGTGTTGGTGTTACAATATCTCTGTAATCCCAAATTAAATATAAATTATTTTCTCCTGTTGACGGCATAGTAAAGTCTGCTGAATAAATAGTTGGAGCACCTGTTGTGTCAATAGGTGTAGCTGTCGTTGCTGCAGCCAATAAACTAGTAATGTCAGTTACACTGTTGGCGTAAGTTGTATTACTTCTCAAATATCTAAAGTTGTTTAATGAAGCGTCAAATACAAAGTCATCAAAGTTAATTTTGTTAGAATACATTGTTACAGTAGATCCGTCTGGTGGTATTGCTAAACCTTGACCTCCTGATATTAACGTGTATTGAGAAACAATGAACGTGGTTGTTCCTGTCCCGAATAATACTAAGTCGGATTGAACCGTAGATGTCGTACTTCCGTCTGTCCAGTTAAATTCATTGTGTATATATTTACCTGCATCAGTAGGTTCAGTAACACAAACACTGTATAAATTAATAGTTGTAGCAACAGGACAACTCATTGTAATTTGAATGGTGTCATTTTCTGTTGAGTCCGTGCTAACAATAACTGTTGCTTGCTGAGCAGATGTAGAATTTTTTGGAAAAGTAAACGAACCGTCTTGAAATACTGAACCAGAAGTATAAGTATTTCCGTCGTAAATTACTTGAATAGTATAATTTACCAGAGAACCAGCAGAAGTTTCTGTTATTAATTGGTTGCCCGCTTCATCTGTCATTAATACACTTGTTTCAGAGATTATGTCTTGCTCTCCTTCATTGGGTATAACATAACTTACTGTTACTGTTCCAACTTCTTGTGTTACATCAACACAATATGTAAAGTCTTGTGATGCTTTTACAGTTATGTCTTTGCTTACACCACACGCTAAACATAGAGGAACTTCAGGTTTTAGAATAGTATTAGATGTTAATACATACTCGTTCATATACGGGTCATATCCACCTAATTTTTGCGTAGTAAATGCGCTTGTAAATAAATCTCTAAACCAGCTTCTCATACCACTTTCTGATATAACTACAAGCTGTTCGTTTTGAGCAGAGCTTCCAATTAGTTGGATTACTGCATTTCTTTTAGAGTCTGTAAAATATTTGTTTTCTCCGTATGCTACAAAACTTTCTGGGTTATTACTAATACCATAGTTTTCAATACGAGCTATTTGGTTTCCTAGTATTTCTGGAACTGAAGCTACTAAACCACCGCCTGTAGAATCAGAAATTAAATTTTTAGAAGCTAATACGTATGATATTTTATCTTCTTGTAATGTAAGAATATCTGTTCTTCTTCCAAATAATATTTCAATATCACCATAAGTTTCTTCTAATGGTTTAAAGTTTGCTAATCCTAAATTAAATTCATTAAGTTTATTAACATTTGTTTCGTCATTAAACACACCACTATAAGTTAAATCAGCAAATCTATGCGCTGCTTTGTACTCAACATTAGAGGTGGTGTAAACTCTGTTTCCTAAGTTAAAAGACTTCCCGGTTATAGAGTCTCTTATCTTATAACTTTCTACACCATTACCAAATGCATAACAATTAAAAAAACCTGTATTTACAACACCTGGAGTTCCGGCGTTTATGTTTTGATTTGTTACATTACCGCTGTGGTTTCCAACATTATCTATAGAAAAAGATAAATCATTTTCGTACCACACGTCTGGTAAAGAGCCTTGTGGCTCAGTTTCAAACACAATAACAGAATCTCTTCTATATACAGTAAAAGAAACTCTTACTGTTGAATCCGCTGCCGAACTACCTCCACAACATCTTGTACCGCTTACTAATAAATAGTAATTATTATTACCACTGTCTTGATAAAATCTATAATAATTAGTTGTTAATGGGTCAGTGGCAGTGCTTCCCATTAGACCCGCTGCTTGTAATTGTGTTTTGGTTAAATTACCTCCTGAAGATGGAGCTCCTGACTGTGACCCTTCTACTGTGTTAATAAAAACATTTTGTACAGCATCAGATCCTGTTGACGGATCTGTAATAGAATTATTTTCTATAGAGTTGGCAATGTTTGATTGAGTAAACCACTGATACATGTCTGTATAAGTATCACTAGCTATAAAGCTTTGTTCAAAAAAGTTAGTTCTTCTTTCACATTGAGTACCTCTTCCCTCTCTTGTTTGTTCAATCTTCATTACAATTCTTGACCCTGCAGGTACATTATAATTACCACCAGTTAAAAAGAAAGGATAAGATAATACAGGATATCTATCACCTTGGCCTGCAGTTTCAGGGTTGACTTTTATATCTACAATATCATCATCATCTTCAAGAGCTGAAAAGTCAGTAGCATTCATTTTCATATACGTACCCCCGGGAGGAACACTTGAACTAGTAGGGGTTATAAATCCTTTATCTTGTGTTGCTTTCTCTAAAACAGTAGCATATACACATGACTGCATTGGGCCAGCTGAATCTCTTTTAACAATTAATCTATCTCCCTCTTCTACTTTTTTTGTATTTTCTCCTTCTAATAATAAGTAAGCATTATTAGAGTTAGGGTCTTCAAAAAATATACTACTATATATAGTATTATAAGTATCTCTATCTGGTTTTATACAAAACTTATACCTTGTTGCCCAACTTGGCGCTCTTTGACTAATTGGAATATTTACTTTTATTTCATTTTTAGTTGTAGATGCAGAACACGGAATATTAATAGTATTGTTTTGACTTACTAATGCAGTAGATGATCTATTAAAATCATCCATATAGATAATACCTACTTCGTACCCCCTGTTACTATGCAAACTTTCTGTGTTTGCTCTTTCCTGAATAGTAGCTGTTGCTGAAGTTAAATTAAAATATTGAATTATTAAATTACTTCCGCCATCTTCTAAAAATTGAGCAGCTGGAATCTGTAATCTTATTAAGTTATTCCCTACTGGTGCTGAACCAAAAATAGGTTCACCTTTATTAGGGGGAACAGCAGTAAAATTAGAAATACCTGTTTGATATAAATTGTATTGAGGAGCAGTGCTTCCCAAAAATCCATCTATAGCTGCATTAAATTTATCTGTCAGTGTTACACCTGTGCCAGCCTGAGCATTTGCAACGGTTTGAATTGATGCGTCAGTTAATCCAAACTTAGCTTGAAAATCTGTGCTAGAAAATAAATCATTAACAGGTGTAGCAGATTGAGAAAAATCTTGTTGTAAAATGTAGCTAAAAGAAATATTTGTTGAGCCTTGGCTTTCGTCTGGAGTTGATGAACCAAACCAAGAATTAAACGTAAAAGTAAAATCTATATTAATTTCAGCACCCTTTTTTAGTTTGTCAGTGTTGTTTGCAAAACTTAATTCTAAAGTATTATTTGTAATAGTCGTGGTATTACCAAAAGCTTGATATTGAAAACTTGTAAAAGAAGTTGCTAAAGAAGTTTCGCCTATAGAATTATTTTCAAGTTCTGTGTTATAAGTTAATTCTAAAGGTGAATTAAATATATCAGTTAAATCATATCCTTCTACATAGTTTCCGTAAATAAGTCTATTGCCCATTAAAGTTTGAGCTTTTGCTTTTATAGGAACATTATCATATAATCTTAATATTTCTGATTCAGGTAATACTGTAAAGATTTTACTATTTGTAAAAGTAAAAGTGTAATCTGTGTTATTAGCTAGATTATTATTTAACTTATTAATTCTTTCTATAATCTTAATAGTAGGGTCGTTAGCTTCTTTGAATAATAAATCAACTCCAACTACCAATGAGCTCCCAGAGTTATAAGTAATGATAGCTCCATTATAATCATTTTCCATACCTTCATTTAAAAAACTATCAGCAGAAAATTCATACGCCCCTGGTATAAAAGCAGGTTCGCTAAACTGAGAAACAGCTGAGTATTCTCCATTAGAGTATTTATACCTATATGCAAAACAAATAAAATTATCTTCCATAAAAGCATCTTCTACGCCTGTTTTAATTAATTCAACAGGAGGAGATTGAGAAGGAGGTTTTTTAACTACTAGTAATTCCTCTGAAGTTATTTGATCTATGTTTACAGCAGGGTTGGAGTAGTTAGAATTAACATTAACTACTCTTGGAGGGTTTAAATTGTCGGTAAAAAACAATAAATCTCCGATTTTATTTATACCTGTTATTAAATATTTTGGGTCAAAATTTAAAGTAGTATTAACATTTGTTCCGTTATCAATACTAATTACGTGATATAAAAGAGAACCTGTGTTAACATTAAAAGATACAACTAAATCTAGTTTACCCGTAGCGCCTACAGTAAAAGAAGGGTCATGAACAAACCAATATATAGTTTCATTAGCACCATCATCAAATGCTCCTATACATCGAGCTGAAGAACTTAAGGACGTTCCATCCGTATATTGAAGTGTTGTTATTTGAGTGTTACCCTTAGAATTTTCTGCCGCACCAATTTCTGTTTCTTCAGTTGAACCTAATCTTACGTTCAAAGCGTCTACATACTCACCATTAGGAATAAGCCTTTCGTCAAGGCTTTTATTCATTCGGCCTGCGATAAAATTTCTTTGGATTTTTGCCATTTTATTTTAGCCACTTATTTTCACCCCTTAAATTCATAAGCAATCTACTAGGGTGAATGTTACTCAATCTAATTTTTGCATTTCTTAATAATGCTTGTTTATTTCTTTTAGCTCTATTAATAATATATTCTTGTACCCCAAATTTACTATTTAATATCGCATATTGAATATATGCATATATATAATCTTCAAATAATTTATTGACTTGTATAGTAGAGTTATTGCCATCTTCCATACCGTCAGATATATACTGTAAAACACACTGCTGATTCGCCATAGTTGAATCAAAATTTATAACACCTGCTCTTTTATCAATAGTAAACGTAGGATTAATGTTTGCTGTTTCAGTATTTAAACCATATCTAGCTCCTATTCTTGAATTATATATATCTCCTTCACAATCCACACAATTTACATTAACATCATTTTCATTATTTTGATTTAAATAAATACTGTTTAAAGCTCCGCTTTTTCTAGTTGTGTCTAAGTCTGATTCTTCGGTATTAACATTATTCCCTGTATCATAAGTAAAAGATGCAGAACCTGTTTGAATATAAGAAGTAGCAGATTGTACTTGAATATTTTCAGTTAACTGTAATAGGGTATTGTTTTTAAATAAGTAAAGCTTTACCCAATTTACATAATCTGAAGGCAGTACAAACCTAAGATCATCATAAACTGTTAATTCTAACGCTTTTATTTCTTTAAAAGCATCGTAGTTTAATTCTTGTATTGCTCTTTTTGCGTGAAATAATATTTTATATCTATTTTCATTATTAACCAACGAATGATTTCCTTCATACATTAATTCAAAATTTGTCATTATGTCAGCTAAACTTACATATTGATATGACCCCCAATTAGCATCTGTTGGAGATACTCCATCGTTTGTGTAATATTTTTTTTGATTTAAATAACTCATAATTATGTATTAGTTTGATTTTGTTGTTGCTCTTCTATTTGCCCAAACTGAAATACATCAGCCTCTCTTATTGATATTCCAGCGTATTGTAATATTCTAGCTACTAAATTATTTGAGTCATCAATTGGCAGCTCAAAGTCTTGATAATCATTTTGCGTCTGGTCAAACAATGGCTCACCGTTAAACAAAGTAACATAAGTCCATTTAGGATCTAAAGGATATCGTATGTATACTGCCTGTATATCTAAAGCTCCACTAAAACTTGAAGGATACACAGTAATAGAATCTCCTTGTTGAGTATACGCAGGATATGATGTAGAAGGTGCAGTTAATATTGAATTAGTTAATAATTTAATTTTATTATTACTTACCTTTTCTGCTTCTCCCTGATAGACACCACCATTAAAACAATTAATATTATTTAATAAATAATAATCATTACCTGTTGTTGTTGTTGAAGGTAGATAGTAAACATTTCCTGCATTTTGTGTTAAAGTTGCTGTGATTGAAAACGTATCTATCACTTCTTCGTAACCTAGTTTAATATCAGCATAACCTGTTCCTGAAACCCTTGCATTCTCCTCGTTAATCTGCTGATTATAATTAATAAAATATTCATCAAACAAATCTAACTGAGCTTGTTTAGCAAATAAGTTAAAATCACTCGGAGATATATATCCGTAGTTATTTTTATTGATAATAGCAAGTACAGTATTTCTTACAGAGTTTATCATTTTAAAATCTTTTTACAAAGATACATAAAATAAAAAAGCACCCTGATTTGGGTGCTTTCTTGTCGATAGTAAAGGAAGGATTATATTATTAGTTCCAAGCTAATCCAGTTACAACGTTAGGCGGCGTTAATGTTGGCGCCGCATTTGTGTAAGACGTGCTCATTAAATCTACTAGAGCAGCTACAAAAAAGTTTTGCATTGCAACTCCTGTTGAATCGGCAGCGTGTGTAAGGGTTACCTTATCAGTAGCTGCAGCTCCTGCATAGAAAAAAGACGTTTCAGTAGTAGAGGTCTGTTCAATAGACTCTACCATGTTTGCGTTTAATACGATAGGAGTAGTAACTCCTGATTGCGGAAAATTGAAATATTTATTCATGATTATGAGATTACAACGTTAGTGATTACAGTTGGAGCTCCATCAGTAATGTCAAGAATAGATTCTGACCATTTTCCTTGAGCAACTTGAATTAATTTATTTTGAATATAGTTTATCATATTATATCCACTAGCTGTATCAGCACCATGAGTTATTGTTATGGTGTCGAACGCTCCTGTAGTAAGATAATTAACTATAGTTGTAGTAAAGCCGCCGCCACCAGTGGAGACCATTACCATTTTATCAGCAGGCATAATTAAATTGCCATTTGCTGCAGTTTGTACTTTTAAAAATTTTGCCATTGTTAAAAAATTTAATGGGTTAAACAAGTTGTAAAGTTACGAATTTTTTGCTAACGCTTTTAAATGCTTATATGACTCTAAACCATCATCGCTTTCAAAGTATGAAGCTATAATAAACAATGGGTCTTCCCCGTATGGTATATTACACATCTTCTTTTTGTTAGACGCTGTGTTAAACCACACTTCTTTCTTATTATTTCTAAGTTGTATTAGATTTTTATCTAATATATTTTGTATAGTAGCGTTAAACTTAAGGGCAGGATCTTTTAATAAATTCATAAAACCACCGGGGTTTTGTTTTGCAAATATTAAAATATCTCTTCTTAGCTCAGCTGTTGTAACTTTTGATACATCATTTTGAAATAAAACTCTAGCTACGTTTTCAACCTGTTCAACTGTTAGCTGTCTAGCTTCTATTAAAGCATCAACTTCTAAGTTTAAGTCTTCTACTAATTCTGCAGCTTCTTTTGCTTTATTTACTTCTGTAAACACTCTTCCTTTTCCAGGATGTAAGTCCATGAATTTTTGTAAGACTTGATTATTTTTAGGAACGTGTAAGAATCCATCTTCAAATACAATAGGCTCAATGATAGCGTTATCATCTTGCTCATCTTGAAATGGAGAGTTTTGATTCCTGGCGTATCTCAAAGGTCTATTAAGACCGGTGTCTTCATCAAAGTATAACAACGGAAACCTTGTAGTATGCCTTGATGCTAATATCAAAGATAAAGGTGGTGTTTCTCTTGTAAGTTTATATTGTTTATCTACGAATTTAGGTGTAGATTTTTTAGGGGTAATTTTTACTGTGTCCGTTTTAGGACTTGTATTTTCTTTTTTCATTTGATTTAATTTAATTTAAAATTTAAAAAAGGGGCATATTGCTACGCCCCTTAAAATTAATTACTAGTCTTGGAATAAGAAGAAGTTGTTTGCACCTAAAGTACATACAGCTCTCTCAGACAAGAAGTTTACTTGCATGTTATCGATATCCGACGTTGCAGCACCACCAGCAGAGCCAGTAATCCAAGTCTTATATCTTCTGTCTTCAGTTTCTGAAGCTCTATATCTAACATGTAAGAAAGGTCTCTTAGCGTTTTTACCAAGAATTTGGTCATAAACACTTGTAGAACCAGCTGGAACTAATAGTCCATTGATTTTACCTGAACCTGCACCTGATGGTAAACCACCTCTCATTGTAGGGTCGTTTAAGTATTTCCAATCAGTTTTATAGAAATCGTATCCTCTTCTGAATCCAGAGAATCCTAAGTTCAATGCCATATCTTCGTCATTGTCAAATAGACCGTAAGAAGTACCACCCGCTCCGTAAGAGTTTTGAGCAGCTAACATATCGTCCATATCAAAAATGAATTGTCTGTTTGCGAAAATTACATTTTCTTCAATAGCTCCTTGTTTGTCTAATCTACTAATGATAGAATCGAAATCTGCTAGGGTAGTTGGGTTACCACCGTCCCAGATATTTCCTCTGTTTGCAACAGCATAAAAGATACCGTCTGACCCAGCACCTGGGTTAACAGCACCACCTGCGCTACCTAAAATAGCAGCAGCACCTGAGTTTTGCTCAGCTGGTACAGCTTCAATCATAGCTGTTTCTAAATAGTCATCGAATCTTAATCTTGTTTCGTGCTCAGACTTTAAATACCAAAGGTAACCAGTAGCACCGTCTTCAGTAGTTACTTCTACCCATCCGATTTGTGCCATATCAGAACCAGATACGTTGTAAGTATCTTTAATGATGATTGGCTTGTTGTCGAAAATGAAGTCGTTAGATTCTAATGAACCTACCATACCTGCTGTTCCTTTTTTAAATTCTGAACCGTAAATAAATACTGTAACGTCTGCATTACCAACACCAGTACCTGCAGTTACTAAACCACCTGCTTCGTAAAAGTCAGCTGTGAACTGTCCTTTACCACCACCGGCATTGTTTACTGCGCTTACTACTGCTTTGTTAAGACCTGAACCATCGTTTTGAACAACTACAATAGTTTGTCCTACTCTGACTACTTGCTCAGCAGTTGCTGGGTCAATTGCATCGTTTACCTGAAATACAGCTTGGTCAGCATTTAATATTGCTGCTGTACCTACGCTTGTATATTTCGTGTGTAACCTACCTTGCTCTGCCCATTTGATAAGGTCTGAGTTTGTAGGCATTTCCGCTCCTACCATTCTAAGGAATGAAGAAATCGTTCTATTACCGTATCTTTCAAATTCTTTTTCATACGTATCTGGTAGATACTGATTTAAGAAATCAAAATTTACAATATAGTTTTGGGCTGTTGGAGTTCTTTCTGAACTCGGAGTCAACGCGAATGTTGGCGTTGCTTTTACTTGTCCTGCCATGTTATATTATTTTAAATTATTATTACGTTTTTTTAATACTCTTAATTCGCAGTCCTTTGCTCGAAGGCTGAGAAACTGCTTTCACTTGAAATCCTGATTTAACAGAAACCTCTGGTGCACTACGCTCACTCATATTTATATTTTTCGTTTTACGTATTACATCATCTGTTGCTGTTGATTGGCCTTGTTCATAAAAGAACTGAGCAAATCTTTCAGGGTTCATTGCAATAGCTAAAGCACGATGGTATCCTTCTGCGTCTTTCATAAAACCCTTAGTGTCCAAATATTTATTAATAAAATTTAATGGACTTTCTTGAGCTTTTTTAAGTTCAGAAGCACTACCTGGCGAATAAACAACATCTTTATCTCCTACATTGAATTTAAAACCTTTAAACTCGGAGCTGAATACTTCATCACTTTTTTTGATAAACCATTCACGTTTTTGAGATGCATCATCTTGTTGTGTTTTAGCTGACTCTAAATATTGCCTATATTCTATTAGTTCATCGTTATTTACAGAGGCAGAACTTTCCGTTGACTCAAGGGGCTGTTT